TAACGACCAGGGTACAACGGCTTTACAAAATGAAAGCTACCTGGATCCGGTAGTTTATGAATTTATGAAACAGGAACAATGGGATAAACTCATCCAATCATGGGAAGCACAAAGCCTAAAACCAGGCGCGTTCCTTGATTACGAAGGTGTTGTAGACCTGTCGGACTTTATGGTTCAGCGTTATCTAACTAAAATACAAATAGCTAACGAGCGCTTGTACTGGCTGGGTAAAGGCTCAACCAAAGAAGCTACTTTCACAGCTGCTTTTACAGGTTTATTGCCAAGCATAGCCGCGGCTTCGGGTGTTTACAAGGTTAACTTGGGTAAACCGGCAACCTCAATGGCTTCAACATCAATCGATGCCGCAGGTTTGGTAACTGTTTCCGATACATCAACATTAGCTGATGGCGATGTAGTGACCATTACCGCAGTAACAGGCACCAGCAAAGATACTACCAATGGTACACCGGGTATTGCAATACAGGGCCAGTCGTATTTTATACAAATTGCAAGTGCAACTACCTTTAAACTGGTACGTAACTATAACGAAATAAACAGTCGCCTGGCCGCTTCTTTTACAGGCACCTCAACAGCCGCAACCATCAGTTATATTAATGTAAGTAACGTATTATCTGTATTAGGCGGCGTTTATGCCCAGCTTGATCCGGCCGATCGTATCCAGGATGATTTTAACCTGCAGGTTCCATTACATATCGGCTATGCATTTGCACAGGCACAGGCAAACAAGGCGTTAAACGTTATCAATGCTTTTACCGATATGAAAAAGATGGATTACCTTGGTATACCATTGCAGATCATGAACCACTGGCAGGCAAATACCATTTTAGGCGCCCGCTCTTCAAACCTGTTTTTAGGGGTCGATTTGTTAGGCGACGCTTCTGAACTGTCAACGGTTTATATGAAGCCCTACACCAATGATAACGTTGTACGAATGAAAGCCCGTATGAAGGCGGCAGTGAATTACAAATTCGCCAACGAGATATTTTACTTGTCAGCTTAGTGAATGGTTGATTGGGTTGATTAAGTGAGTGGTTATGTCCACATCCTGCTTAATCGCCCAAGCCAACCTAATCAACTTAATCAACACATTCCAACTTAATCAACTAATTCTCATGTCAATTTACAATAAAATAAACGCTGGGTTCAGTTTAGGAACAGGGCCGCCTGTTACAGCCGGGATTGAGGATGTGATATACATCTTTAACCAGGGTGATTTCACCCTTACTTTTGATACTTCAAATCCGCTTATCGTAACCGGTATAGCAGCAGTCGGGACTGCCAATATCTATAAATTCCAGGGCACAAACAACAGCTTCAACACATCTTCCAAACTGGCTAAAACATCAGTTGGGCCGCGCTATACCGAAGAAATAGACTTTAACATCGCAGGGTTTTCGGTAGATATTAAAACACAACTAATGGCTATGGGTTACGGGCGGGTTTGTGCCATTGCGGTTAATAACTATAGCTCCAGCGATTCGGCAATTGAATTATTCGGTGCTGTAAATGGTTTGACCCTTACCGATGCTGAACGCAGCGCTGCTGATGAAACTATGGACGGTGGTTACAAATTAAAATTAACAAATCCCGATAAACTAAGGGAGCCATACCCGCCGCGTGCTATATCCATTGCGCCATCAAGCGGCGGCGCCACTTTTGCAAGCACCATTGCAGCAATTGAGGCACTGGTATAAGGTTAGTCATTGTGTCATTAGTCATTGGTCATTGAAAAGTGGGCTAATTTATCTTAATCCTCATTCCACTATCCAACGACCCAATGACTAATGACTGATGACCAACTCAATAATTCAATAAATCAGTAATTCAATAATTAAATGAAGACATACCTGCCACAAATAGAGCGGAGGATATTTGTACGGCCAAATCAAACATTTGGCATACTTAATTACGACCTGGATAATGCATATCCGCAACGCATGCTCGAACTGGTAGCTGCCTCGCCTACGGCTAAAGACTGCTGGAACAAAAGAACCAAATTTATTGCAGGCAATGGTTTTGAGGAACCTAACCTTGGCAAACAGATCATCAACCAAAAAGGGTTAACACTGGCTAAGTTGTTAAAAGCCGTCGCTACTGATAAAGCTTTGTTTACCGGCTTTGGCATCCATGTAAACTACAATGCTAATTTTAAGATAGCATCGCTAAATTATGTGAAGTTTGAAGATATCCGCATGGGAGATACTGATAGCCCTGATACAGTGGATAAATACGCGCTCTACTCCGATTGGGGCCGTAAAACCTGGAAGAATATTATGCGCAGCAAGATTACTTTCCTTGATAAATACAACCCGGATGCACGGGCTATAAAAGACCAGGTTTTGGCAGCCGGCGGATGGGACAATTATAAAGGGCAGTTATATTATTTTAACCCTGAAGTGGATGATTACCCGCTGATAGAAGCCGATTCGGTATGGGAGGATTTTGAAACCGAAGCCGGAATAAAGATCTTTAATAACAGGGAAGTAACTACTGGATTTTTACCCTCGACAATGCTGTTTATGCAATCAAGAAGGGAAGAAGCTGATAACAGCCGCCCTGGTAATGATGAATTACCTTACAGCAATATGCCATCGCAATTGGAAAAAGACCTGGGTTCTTTCCAGGGGGCAAAAAGCGCACAGAAGATAATTGTTATCGAGTATGAGGACGAAACCTCGAAACCAGAATTCCAGTCCTACTCAATTCAAAATAATGATAAGCTTTTTGAAACGACCGAAAAATCAGTTGAAGCACGCATCATCAAAGGGTTTTCAATTCCAAAAGAACTGATCAATTCAGATGGTAAATCCGGATTAAGCAATGGCGGGGAAAAGAAAGAAGCCATTCGTCAATTTAATAATGATACCGCGCCCGATAGGCTGGAAGTATCAGAAGCCTTAACTGAAATTTTCAGTCACTTCTGTACGGCAATAAACCCTAAAGAAAACTGGAATATATTGGAAATACCGGATGAAGTCGCCGACGATGTAATAGGAAAGGCAGCGGGGGCAAACATTAACCAGTTACTTATAATGGGCATCCCCAAGATAAATAAAATTCAAGTCCTTATATCAGCCTATGGCATTAAACCGGATGAAGCTGAAGAAATGGTACCTGATGATGATAAAATTACACAATCGGCGCCAATTGTGCCGCCAAAACCTATTACAGCATGACACAGATATATTTAATTAACCAAACCACCTTTCAGAATTACGAGGATATATCGGTAAATGTAAAACCCGAACGCCTCAATGTATTTATAAAAAAGGCACAGGACCTTGATCTGAAACCTTTTTTGGGCCATGCCTTGTATTACGACTTTATTCAGAATCTTAATCCCGACGGCACCCCTCAAACTACTGCTCCTCAGCCCTACATTGACCTGTTAAATGGCAGTGAATACCTCGACAAGTACGGACATATCGTACTATATGAAGGGTTATTGCCAACGCTGGTATACTTTACTTTTGCCCGTTTTATTGAAGCTGACGCAGTGCATTATACTTCTACAGGGCCGGTTTTAAAACATCATGATAATGGTGATCCTGTGGCGCCAAAAGACATTGTAAAATTGGTGCAACAGCAACGCAGTGTTGCCAACGCCCACGCTAACGAGGTTGAAAAATTTCTGTGGGATAATAAAGACGACTTTCCGCTTTGGCGTTATAATGGCAAAAACAAAAGCAGTCGGCAAGCCGGCCCGCGCATCAGGAGTATCGACCGGACAAATTACCCCTCGGGATTTAACCAGCCAAATGCAGATGACTTTTTACCACTTACTGAATTTATGAACTAAACACGATTTGAAGGATTTAAAAGATTAGCAGGATAATAAAGTAAATCGATGAAATCATTCTCAAATCGGTGTAATAAAAAAAATCAAAAAATATAAAATGCCTACTGATAAAAAAATAAGCGAATTACCCATTGCCTCGGCTATCAACCCGTTAGATATTTCTGTAATGGTTGATAGTGGGACTGACTACCAGTACACTTTTACTTTGCTGTTGCAGTTCCTTGAGGCTAATCTTACAACAGGGGCCAACGTTTCTTTTGGTACAACATTACCCCAAAATACAACGGGGAACAATGCAGATGTTTTTGTGAATACATCAGCAGGTTCATTCGCTCAAAAAGTATCGGGCAACTGGACGGTTGTTTACACCCTCCCTGCTGCTAACGCTGCCGATGGCGCCTTGCTTTATGGCTACGGTTTGCCCGGATCGTCAACCGGTAAAAATTCAGACAGTTATATTAATACTTTAACAGGCATATTTTATCAAAAGACATCAGGGGCCTGGTTGCAGGTATTTTCAATGGCGACCGGGCCCCAGGGGCCACAGGGTACATCCGGAATCAATGGAACAAACGGTACCGATGGCAATACCATTTTGTTTGGGGTTACTGATCCGTCAAACAGTACAACGGGTGTTAACGGTAATTTTTACATAAATACCGTTACCTATAACATCTTTGGCCCTAAAACAGCAGGTGTTTGGGGAAGCGGCGTATCGGTTATAGGTACTGGCGTTGCCGACGGGGGGACAACCGGCCAGGTTTTAGTAAAGGTTGACGGCACAGATTTTGACACCGCCTGGGAAGATAATTCTTTTGCAAATCTTTCCGGGCAAGCAACGGATAATACTAATCTTGCAGCAGCCTTAACTACCCTACAGGGTAATATTACCGCTGAAACAACCAGGGCGGAAACCGCCGAAACGAACAAAGTTGACAAAGTAACCGGTTATGGATTAAGCAGCAATGATTACACCAGCGCCGAAAAAACAAAGCTGGCCAACCTCAGCAATTACTTTGTTGGGGTGTTTGCAAGTGCATCTGCTTTATCTACAGCCCATCCTACCGGGCTTGACGGCCAGTATGCTGTTATAGAAAGTAGCGGCTCGGATGCTGTTGAATATGTTTGGGATACGGCTAATAATTTATGGGTAGCCGGTGGGA